TTCATCAAGCAGCTGAATAGTTTGGAACACAAATGGGTTCAAGCTAGCCTGTGGCATTGGACTAATAGCATCAGGGCGAGTTGTGTTTACGATTCCCCCTACTCTGTTATCAATCAGCTCTCTTGGGTTAGTTAAGCCGCCTTTAACAACCACATATCTTGGGTTGTTTGATATCACAGTGTGGTCAAGAATAGACCGTGTAAGAATAGTCTTAGCGTTCTGGGTATGAATGAGCTTATCTGCAAAGTTCGCACCATAGAAAGCGTGTGGAATAGGCAGTGGCGCAAATGCAATAAACGGATGCCTGTCTACCTTTTGGATATCAAGTAAGACGTTTCCTGCTTTGCAGACCTTATGGAGCTTAGCTATGCCTGTGCCATCAGGGTCGAGCATGATGTAAGCTTCGTAGACCAGAACCGTTCTGACTTGGTCTTGATATCCAGTCGCATTAAAGCCACGGTCTGAGCCGATATCTTCATGTCTAGCTAGGATTTCTGGGTCTGTCTCTAATTGGATGTCTTCATGGTCACCAATGCGGTCTATTTCGTCCTGTTTATCAGGATACATCTCACGAAGCTCGGAGATGGACTTAGGTTCACGGTGAGCAAGGAAGTTTACATTCAATGAGTTTGCTTGAGGTTCAATCAGAAACTGTTCTGGTGGAATAGACTCAATGCAGACTTGGCTTTTGTCTACTAACTTTGAGACTGTGCCAGAGATAAGTCCTAATTCATTAACTTCACTATCAACAAGCTCGATATCATCCTGAGCAAGAAGCATATCAAGTTCATCTTGGTTAAGACTATCGAAGTCAGAAAGCTCGTCTTCATAGCGTTCATCCCAGAAGACTTTGGCTACACCTACTCTACTGGTTAATCCGTCTTGAATGACGTCTCTGAAGATGCTGAAGCCATCGTTTTGTCTAAATAAGACGTAGTCAGTATAAGCAGAACACACAGATGCCATTTGGACATCTTCAGGGCCTTGTGGGGCAAACTTGCAGATACGATTGCCAGCTGAGAATGTCTCAAGAAGAGCTGCACTCATACTGGATACGGCATCAAAGACTGTCTGTGAGACGTATTTGCTGTTTCCATCGTGAGCTGGCTTAGGCAGCGTGGCGTTCATATACTGAGTTACACGCTGACGCTCACGAGATAAGTCACTGTCGTAGTAACCAACACTCATTTTGATGTTGTCTTCTACTATTGTTACAATCTCAGCATCATCAAGCTTTTTGTAATCTTCTAATTTAGCCATTGTGCTTATACCATTTCGATAAAGAGTTCATTCGGTGTCTCCACTGGTTCCCATGCGCTTTCATGGACATGATTTGCTAGAGCTAGGCTCATAACGCAGTCATCAAAACACCCTTGTTCTGCTTCCATTGCGCCTGTTGGGCTTACGATGTAAGTCAGCATTTCTCTGATTGTCGTTTTGTCGTTGAGTTCAATTTCGCCTTCACGCATTGCAGCTCTTAGCTGGTCAATGACGAGAGGCTTGGTTTTTGCTGTGGTGGTAAAACCAAGCTTTATGGTTTCTTTTTCTGTGAGCTTGTCTACTGAGGTTTCGAAGTAGAAGTTTGGGTAGGCAAAGTCTTTGCCTAGCCTTGTACAGGTAAGTATCCCATGTGAGTTGTTTTCTACGATAATAAAAGCTTCATTGTAGTAGTTACCCAGCTCTCGCAGGACTTCACTGAAGTAATCTGGGTGGACATGGCCTCTCCAAACAGCAACTTGTCTTTTCTTACTGTCGAGAACCTGAGCGACTGAATAATCACCATCTCTGATGCCCATAGCAACGTCTGCTGCGATGGTGTATCTCTCACCAGCGTCATGCGGATAATAGGTTTGAAGCTCACCTCTATGGTGTTCTACCCACTCATCGCCTTCTAAGGCTAACTTCTGGTGAATGTCACGAGCATCTTTAAGGCAATCTTGAAGCTGCGCTGGATTGAACACTGGACGACCAGTAGTTAAGAACGCTGTTTCTGGAGTATCAGGATACTCTTGGTTCCATAAGTCTAGTCCGTTCTGAGCTATCTTACGCCTACGGAACATGAGCTGTTCGTCATCTAGATTGTATTTCTTAACGAGGTCTTCTTCTTCAGGAGTACGCTCGAAGTTCTTAGGCACGGTTTCTCTGTATTCTGGGTCAATAAACCACGGAATGAATACTGGGACATAACCGTTCTTACCTTCTACAGCCCCTTTCCAGAGGTCATAAAAGATGCCTGAGACACCGTTAGCTGTGCTTTCGATGAATATCGCTGTGCCTTTATTATTAGGAACCGCCTGTGCCAAACCATTCCAGATGTCTTCAGCTGTAGACTTGGGCCAGAACGCAAGTTCTGATGCGTGAACGTGAGATAAGGTCTCACCTCGACCCACAGCCTCACCGCCAGCTGTAGCAACCACATAGCTGCTATCAAGAACATCAAAGCTTAGTTCTCGTCTGGAGCTGTATTTGGTGTGGGGCTTCAGTATTTCTGGACAGTTTTCATGATAACGCTTGGTTAAGTCAAATAACGCACGAGTGCTATCAGCGTGGTGAGTAATCACCATTGCTTTTCGTGCTTTCTGTTGAGACACAGAGAAATACAGATAGCCACCTGTGTATGTACTTAATCCCTGTTGTCGGGCTTTAAGAATGATGACCCTGATTTTGCCTTCTTCAGCCATCTGTTTGTCGATGGCGTCTTGAAGAAGCTTTTGTGCTGGGTTGAGCTTGAGTGGTGCGATTTCACCAGTCTTGGTTCGTATTTTGAGAGCAGATTTGGAGTAGAAAGGAAAGTCGGTAAGCAGACGATGTCGTACTGCTTTAAGTTTGCTATCCATCGTCCTCATCATCGGTAACCAGTGACGCAAGGAAGTCTTCAGCTTTGCTGATAGACAGCTCATTTTTGGCTACTGGCTTGGATTTTGTGAAGTCTAGGACAAGTCTCGCTGCGGCTACACGCTCTCTATTTTCGCCTGGGGTTTTCATAACCTCAACTGCAGTTTCAAGCGCAGTTTTAGCGTACTCATCTTCGATATTGTATTTTTCTGACATAATCTTAACTACCTCTTTGGCTTCAGCCCTAATCTTCTTTCGAAGAGGCTCAATGGTTTCTTTTCGATACCCATCAGGTACTCCTCTTGGTCGACCGCCGTTTTTTCGGGGTTTTGTCGACCAATATCGTCTCAAGGCTCTGCCCTCTTCCGTCTCCATTAGAGACTGGAAATAGTTCTTCTTGGGAGCTTTGTGTGGGGCTGGTCCGTTTCCCTTCTTTGGTGGAGATTTCTTTCTTGGTGTTTTCGGCGCACCCATTAATGGCTCCTTCAATTGTTTCAATAACGAGTTCTCTGGTGGCAATGGCAGCTCCACAAAAGACAGGCTGTGGAACTGCGTTAAGTAGCTCAAAGAGGATTTTCCTCTTATTGTTGTCATCAATCTTTGCCACGGATATTCGTTCGACCTCAGGCAGTAGACGCAAGAGGTCATAAGCTGATGTATTCATCTAGCTTTGCTCCTTATTATATTGTAATTGTTATTCTTCTCGTTGTTGTTGAAGTACCCTATCAACATACGGTTTGACGTAAGTCATACCTACATATGGAGAAGATGCTCTGACGTTAACGTCATCTAAAATCTTCTGGGCAGCTTCAGCTGGATAGAGACCTAAGTTCTTGTTGAGTTTATCAAGTGCCACCTTAGCGATAGCTTTGTCTGCATCAGACAGATTTGGGTCAGCATCAACAGCATTATAGAGTTCTCTGTTTATTGCTTGGTTGTCTCTTCTGCCCTGCTCACGCCTTGCATCAAGCTGGGCTTGTTGGTTTTGGGTGTTACGGTCAGGCTCTGCTATACGCTTATTACCAAATTCTGCATTAGAGTCTGCTAGTTGGTTAACTTGTCTGATAAGTGGTGACAGAGCGAAGACCCTACCGCCTTTACCTACTGTACGTTTGTAATCCTTGATGGCTCTTTGAATAGCACGGTTACCTTTGCTGCGTTTTTGGATTGCTCTTATTGCAGCAGCTACGCCAGCTCTGTCTAGTCCAGTTGAGCGTTCCATAACGTCTTGAGGTGAATTAGGTGTAGGTGCAGCGTTCTGCCTAGCTGCTTCAAGATTTGCAGCTTCTAGGTCCTTACGCTCTTGCTCTACCCTGCGTCTTTCAGCGTCACGAGCTTCTTGAGCCTTCTGTGCTTCTAAGATGCGCTTATTCTTAAGGCTTGGTTTTTTAAGAACTGTGATGCCTTTGTTGCCAATATTCTGTTCGACATAACGTCTGACTTTGCTTCTTCGACCAGTCATTTTGTCGATGAGGCGTCCTGCACCAGCTACTGCTGCCTGTCCAACTAGGGAAGCACCGCCAGTTTGCACAGCTGCACCACCAGTAATCAGTGGCCTAAGAACTCTCTCAGTCGCTGCAGCTCCTGCGTCATAACCAGCTGTACCACCAAAAGGCATAAACTGGTCTGTGATGCGAGAAACACCGCCTTGGTAACCTGAGTTATGAAGCTCAGTCAGCTCGTTCATCTGACGAAGAATACGAAGCAAACGCTGGCCTTCAGCTGTATTGCCTACTAGCTTTTGAACGGCGTCTAGTTCTTGTTGTCCGACTGTGTTCTTAGTTTTGTTTCTAGCTTGTCGCTGTGCAGCCTTTGCTAAGATTTTGTTTACTTCTGTAGCTGCGCTGTCTGTGTCTTTGATATCAAGCTTTTCTTTGAGTTCTTTAGATACTTGTTTTAGCTCTTCAGCTAATTGAACGTGAGCCTTATCGACTGTTTCTCTAGCACCTTTTGTACTCATCTTATCGATATCATTTAGCTTGTAGCCATTCTGTTCAGCTATCTCGACTAGGCGTTCAGCTAAGTCAGCTGCAGCTTCTGGGTCAGTAGGAGTATTATCGACAGGATTAAGAACTCTGCTGCCTAGGTTTTTAACCCCAGACACAGTACCTGAGATGGTATTAGTCCCAACTTGTATTCCACCAGCAGACGTACCGCCAATAATACCTTCGCCTACAGCTTGTTTTGGGTCAATTTGTAAACCTGCTTCTGTACCTAAACTAGAGCCAGTTTGCTCAACTACACTTTGAGTGGCCTCTGTAGACCCTTCTCTTAAGGTTCTATTAAGGATACTCGCACCTGAACCGCCTTTGACACCAATTGAGTTTAGTAAACCAGATACACCAGCTGTCGAAGCTGCTGCTGTCCAGTCATCCCAACTTGGTTCGTCTCTGCCATTGTTTTTCGCTCGTTGTAAAGCGACTGGACCTAACTGTTGAATAAATTCAAATAGTGCTGGACCAGCTAATGCACCAGTTGCAGTTCCTACAGGACCACCAGCCGAACCTACAATAGCTCCACCTGCCCTTGTTGCCAATGAGCCTAATACTTGCCCTGATTGCTCTGTTGCAGCTCTTGGTAAATAACCAACCCCAAAACCGCCTACAGTAAAATCGCCCTCTTCTGGGTTCATAAATCTATTAGATGCTGACTCGTAGTTTTCAGGAGCGTCTGTAAGACCACTTAAGGTATCTGCAGTTCCTTTAAAACCTAGTAAATCAAAAGTAGTTGCCATGTTTTCCAATGGCGCATCTATTCCTGATGCAAAAGCAGAGGAAAAGCTGGTATTAGGTGGATTAATTTGAGCATCGAGTTCCTTAAAAGCTTTAGCGATGGTTTCGTATTGTGGTGTTCCCTTTTTATCAGGATTAGCTACTAGCCAGTCGGCAAAATCGTTTAAGTCTTGCTGGCTCATAATACTTATTCCTTTATTGCTTTAGGGCTTCTCTTGCTGCTTTGACGTTAGGGGATACTTCGACTGTTGGTTTATTAAATTGTTCAACTTGGTTAGCAGAGGCCACTTGTCCTTCTGGTAAAACCACCCCATTAGCTAATCTGTCTCTGATAGACTTTACAGCTTTCTGTCGCTTATCAATCCAATCTATCCATACAGACTCTTGGTCGTTGAGGCTTGGTGCAGGAGATAAGAAAAGGTCCATTTCTTGGTTAGAAATCGCACCTTTGGTTTGTGCAATTTGTAATAACGTATAGTCGACTCGAAGTTTCTGAAGCAGTAATCGAGCATTTTGGTCTTCATTACCTACAGCCATATCCCAATAGCCAAAGAAGCCATAATCAATTGGACCAGTAATATCACCTTCATTGAGATAAGCTTTAGCTCTATCAAAATCGAGAAGGACTTGGTCCATTTGGGCTATTTTTTCGATAGTATCTGCATCAGCTTTCGCAGTGTCAGGCTTGTTTCTCAAGCTCGCTTTGTAAGCTTCTAATCCAGATGCTCTGTTAGCATCTTGGATTGCTCCGTAGGTTGAACCCATATCTGACAAAGCTTGTAGACCGCCTCTTTGTGAGCCGCCTACTCCAGCTAAGCCAACACGAATAAGCATTTCATTAGTGTCTATGTTTGGAGAGATAGGCTGTGGTGACAGGCTCATTTCTGTCTTATCACGTCTGTTACCAACGTTCTGGATGTAATTCCTGTATCCTGATGCTGGAAGCATCTTTGTGACTTGTTGTTGAGTATTTGCCTGAGCGTTAGGGCTAGGCGTTATAATGCCCATGGTTTCATTAGCGTGAAGCTGACTTGGGTCTGTAAAAAGTGAAGGGTCATCTTGCAGAATACCAATGTTAGGCTGAACTTGATTAATCGATGGGTCATTAATAAATGGACGCATCAAACTTGCGTTACCATAGCTTGTCGTTGATTGGTTCTGAGGATTTCGACCATCCATGATTGCATCAGGATAACTCGATGATGCTGGTGTAGATGGGTTATTCAATGCTGGGTCATCTTCAAGAATACCAATACTAGGTTTCTGCGCTAGTTGGTTCTGAGGATTTCGACCATCCATGATTGCGTCAGGATAGTTAGACAAAACACCTGACGACTGGTTTATTGGAACATTAACTTCATCAAGAAGATTTAGAAGAGCTTCATTACGCTTGTTGCCGTTCTCTTGCTCGTACCGTCTGTAGTTTTCATCGTACACAAAAAATGGTGGGTTATATTGAATACCAATTCTGTAGTCGTCTTCTAAAGACAGAGTTCCATTTGCCTCTACCATTTTTGTTTCTCCTACTGGCGAAGAACTTCCGCTATCTGCTGCAAGAATTGCTTGTTGAATTTGGTCTTGGGAAGCCAAAGCTCTGTTCTTGTTTTCAAAGCGAATAATGGCGTCCATTATTTCTGCACGGCGACCTCGAACATCAACTGGGTCGTTGATGCCTATGCCTAGTTGTTGCGAAAGGAACTTCTTGTAGTTCTCGTGAGAGCCGCCAGTGTTATCTGAAGCTGGGGCATATCTGTTGACCAAAGCGTCAATAGTGTTGATGCCATGCTTGGTTGAATAAGTATCTAGAACTCTGGCTAATGCCCTTAATCCCATTTCTGGTGTTTCGTAAGTATCGTAACTGCTGTTACTTCCAGTCTTTCCAAGAAAAGCATCTGTGGTCCGTAGATTTCCGTAATTGTTATTACGTTGACCTAAAGTTGGCATAATTGGAGGTAATGGAACTGCAGTTTCAATCAGACCTAAGGGGTTATTTGGGTCATATAAAATACCAGCCATTTCTATTTCCCATCGTTAAAGCCCCAACCTTGATAGGCAGTGCTGTTGATAGTAGTTGGGTTAGTCTTATATG